CCCTCGGGGTCGACCGTCATCGCGGAGATCGTGAAGGGGACGCGGGTCGCCGTCACGGTCAGCGAGTAGTTGGCCTCGGTGGTGTGCTGGAAGATCCACTCGAACGAGCCGTAGACCATCGAGCCGGTGAGCGCGGTGCCCGAGCTGGTTCCCGTCTCGATCGTGCGCTGGATGGTCTCGTCCGCGCAGTTGATCGTCATGGAGCCGCTGACGGTGCACTTGCCGTTGGCGATCGCGGCGGGCGTGATGGTGCCGGCTGCGAACTTGGCCTCGACGTTGTTGGAGATGGAAATGTTGCCGGCGGTGACGATGTCGCCGCTGATGGTGACGGGGGTGTCCGTGTCGGCGGAGAGCTTCAGCGTGGAGCCCACGCAGGTGAAGTATCCGTCGAAGCAGCTGACGGAGCCGCCAGGCCACGTGGTGTTGCCGTAGGTGCCCGTCATGCCCGCGAGGGTGACGCCGAGCGTCAGCGGGTTGTTGCCGTCGAAGCTCAGCTCGAGGGTGTCCATCTTGCAGCCCTCGATCTTGCGGACGGCGCCGCCGTCGATCTGCGACCACACGATGAGCTCGGGCAGCGAGTCGCCGACGGTGAACACGTGCGTGTAGGGGTCGGAGCCCGTGGTTGCCTTGTCGCCGAGCGCCGCCAGGAAGTACAGGCCGCTCACGTCGGCGTAGGCGCGGGTCTCGATGTCGGAAGCGACGTTGACCTCGGTCTTGTAGCTGTCGATTCCGGCGCGTACTCCGCAGGATACGGAGTCGGTCTCGACGGTGGCCTCCGCGCTGAAGGGCTCACCGCCCACGAGTCCGTGGGAGTAGGTGGGAGAGCCAGGCGCCGGGGTGGCGTTCTTGGCGACTCCGTAGAGTGCGATCGATGGATTAATCATCCTCGACCTCCTTTTCCTTCTTCGGTTTGGCGCGGCGGTCGGTTATGAGTCCCTGCGCCTTCATCTTCTGTACGAGCCTCGGTTTGAGGTTGACGTCCACAACCTCGCCCGCGACGCCCTTGACCTCGATGCCGCCGATGGTCGCGGTGAAGTCCTGCTTTGCGTAGAGGGGCATTTATTCCTCCTCGTCCTCGTCCGCGAGGATCGCGGCGATCTCGGATGTGTTCTGGGTGACGACCGTGCACTTGAAGTCGATTCTCACGACGCAGGTCGTCATCTTCTGGTTGTCGGTGCCGAACTGCCACTCGGGCACCTCGTGCTCGACCTTCTCGACCGTGTAGCCCAGCTTGGGGTCGGCGTTGGCCATGAGCTGCAGAGCCTCCGCGAGATGAGAGGCGCGGGAGCAGCACAGAGCCTCGTCGCTGTGCGTGGTGCGGATGTAGCAGCGGATGGTGAACTGCTGCTTGGAGACGTAGCCGGTGACGGTCGGCGTGGTCTGGATGTCGGTCGGGTAGCCGAGCAGCGCGACTGCGTTGGGCGCGTCGGTGTCGTGCATGCTGCGGTAGACGCGCACGTTGACGTCGTCGCCCCACAGCTCCTGGTACGCCTCGCAGATGCGCGAGGCGTTGCGGTAGATGCGCTCCGCGGCGAGCTGGTAGTGGTCGACCATCATCTACATCACGCCCAATCGGCGGCGAGCCCAGCGCTGGATGACCGCGTCGACCTCGGGGATGCCCGTGGCGCCGTCGCGTCCCGCCAGCGTGTAGGAGATGTAGCCGACGTCGGTGCTCTCGCCCGTCGCCGCCTCGGGGCGGTTCAGGGGTCGCAGGTACGTCGCCGCCAGCTTGACGACGGCCGCCCTGACCTCGTCGGGCGTCCACGTGGTGCCGTAGGTTACCGTCATGGTGTAGGGCAGGTCCTGCAGCCCCGTGCCGTTGACGAGGCATTGGCAGTCGCTGAGGATCCTCGCGGAGCCGACGGTCGTCTCGACCTCCTTGACGTCGGTGTAGTCCAGCGTCACGAACGGCGAGGCGGTGTAGACGAGCTGGGTGGCCTTGCGCGGGCTGAAAGCCCTGCCGGTGGCGCGCTCGATGGTGTCCGTGGCGCGCTGGCGCGCGTCGAACACGAGCTCGTCGGGGTAGCGGACGCGGTCGTCGAACCCGTCCGTGTCCGCTCCCTTGTTGTAGTTGCGGATGTCCGCGAGGCTGCACAGGTGCGCCCCGACGATCTCCAACTGCGTGGCGTAGTCCCTGACGGTCGCATCGCTGCCCGTCATGTGCCACGTCAGCACATGCGCACCGAGGGAGGAGAGCGGAGGGATGGCCGCGCTCGGGATGCCGTCGTCTATGGCGACGGCAAGCTCGAGGTCGCCGATGCTTGCGGTGCATTCGTCGACGCGCCAGGGCTCCCCCGTAGCGTCGACTACGGGCAGCGATGCGGTCGCCGCCTCGAGAATCGCCAGCGTCAGCCTCTGTCCCGCTCTAACGTGGAGCATTTCGCCCTCCTCCTAGTGTCGATTGCCTAGAGCTGCTCGGAGTCCTGGATGAGCAGGTCGTCGCAGTAGCAGAAGCCCTTCGGGCGGTTGACCTTGAGCAGCCAGGTGCACTCGGCGAGCATCGTGTACTCGTTCTGGATGAACTGCTTGTTGACCAGGCCGATGCTGATCTGCTGGTCGTCTGCCATCTTGACGCGGGCTGCCCTGTTGTCGTAGACGAGGCAAGCCTCGGTGATGACCGGGTTGTCCGGGTCGGTGAGGTCGACGAGCTGCATGTTGACGTCCTCGACGATCTGGAGGCCGTCGATGGTGCCGAAGCGGGAGATGGTCGGGAACAGGTAGTTGCCGTTGTCGTCCTTGGCCTCCTGGAGAGCCTGGATCGCGTTCGGGCTGAGTGCGACGTGGGTCGCGGGCATGCCGGAGTGGATGCGGACCTTGGTCGCCATGCGGCCGATGACGTCCTTGATGTTGACGCCGTCGCTCTGCATGGTGGCGGTGTAGGTGAACGTCTGGATGTTGGCGTTCTCGGTGACGCCCTCGATGCCGTTGACGTCGTTGCCGAAGAGCGCGAGGTAGTCGTTCTTCATGTCGAGGCCGACGAGCAGCGCGTCCTCGACCACGTCCTCGAGCTCCTCGAAGCGGTTGGCCTGCTGCTTCTTGATCGGGATCCAGTGGGCCACGGTCTCGAGGTTGGCGGTGTTGGTGCTGTACTCGAGGTCGGACTCGGGCTTGTCGCCGGATGCCCAGCCTGCGGCCTTGTTGTCGAACGCGGGCTCCTCGTAGAAGGTCTCGGAGGCGTTGGTGGACGACTCGGGAAGGGTGTTGATGAAGCCGACGGGCTTGCGTGCGACGCGCTCGAGCTCGGTCGAGGTGTACTCGGGGGTGGAGAGTCCGGTGATGGAGTCGGTGATGCGGGTGCTGAAGCCAGCCTCGACGCCCTTGAAGGACGCCTTGGCGCCGAAGATGCGCTCCGCGCGGTTCTTCGGAGCCTCCGCCTTCATCGGCTTGGCGGCCGCTGCGCGGATCTCGGTCTCGTTGTCGATGGCGGTCTGGAGGTCGAGCTTGCGAGCCTTGATCTCGCCTTCGAGCTTCAGAGCCTCGTCGGTGTTGCCAGCTGCGACGGCCTCGGCCTGCTTGGCCTCGAGGTCGGAGAGCATGGCGAAGATCTGCCTAGAGTTCATGGTGATGCTCCTTCTAATCGTTGGAATCGGTGAAACGTGCGACTCCGCTGGACAAGACGACGACCCGCTCGTGCGGCTCCTCGGAGGCGTCCTCCACTTCGTCTGGGGTTGCGGTGTCTGTATCTGCGACAGGCATGTCTGCCTGCTCGTCAGCTATCGGGTCGGGCTCGGCGCCCTCGTAGATGTCCTCGGGGGCGTTGACCCAGCGGGCGGAGATGCGGCCGTCGACCTTTGCGGCGACCTTGGCCGCGCCCTCGTCGATCTCGTCCGCGAAGCCCAGCGCGACCGCATCCTCGGCGGTCAGCCAGGTCTCGGCCTTGAGCATGTCGAGGACGGTCTGCGGCTTGAGCCCCGTCTTCTTGGCGTAGATGCTCGCCAGCGTGTTGTCCAGCGCCTCCAGCAGCTCCGCGCTCCCGCGCAGCTCGTCGGCGTTGCCGTAGGTGAGCATGGACGCCTTGTGGATCATCATCATGGCGTGCGGCGCGATGGCGATGATGTCGGCACCGAGGCCGAAGTAGGAAGCGGCGCTCGCCGCTATGCCGTCGATGTGGACGACGGTCTCGCCCTGGTAAGCTAGGATGGCGGTGTGCATGGCGTGAGCCTCGAACACGTCGCCGCCGCCGCTGTTGACGTGGATGTCCACGGGCTTGCCGCCCGCCTCGTCCAGCGCCTTGGCGAACTCGGCCGCGGTCAGGCCGTCGGCGTAGCTGTCGCCGATGTCGCCGTACATGTAGACCTTTACGCGGTCTCCGGAGTTATAGATCCGCATCGAAAACCTCCTTGATGGCTTGGTCGATGTCGAACGGAACGCGAGCGAGGGCGCAGGCGTTCGCGATGGGTGTCAGGGCGTCGAGCGCGAACTTGCGCGTGCCCTCGGTGTCGCCGTCGCGCCTGACGCGGTTGGAGATGCGCTGCTTGGCGTCGTTGACCAGCAGGGCCATCGCGTCGGCGGGGCTTTCGCTCCCGACCGTGACGGCGTTGCCGTCGGAGTCGATGAGCGCGTAGTTGACTGGGATGACGGGCTTCTCCAGCCCGGGAATCGGCTTCAAGTCCTCCCACATGCGGATGTCGGCGCGGGTGTAGTAGCCCGTGAAGACGCCGATCTGGTAGCCGCGCTGCTGCGTCTCGAAGTCGCCGCGGAGCAGCCCCGCCACGTTGAACTTCACGTAGCAGTCGGGGCGGCCGCTGTCGTCGAGCACCTGCTGGAAGACGCGCTCGAGGTCGGCGACCTCGGGCACGATGGTCTTCTGCACGAAGTTGATGGCGCCCTGCTCGGCGTTGGAGTAGGTGTTGTTGGAGAGCTCGAACACCTCCTGCGGGGGCACCGAGGTCACGCCGCACATGCGCTGCAAGACCCAGCGCTCCTGCTCGATGAGGTTGAGCTCGCCCATCGTCTGCTGGACCTGCTTGTACTTCAGACCCTTGTCGAAGATGCGAACCTTGCCCGCCTCGAGGATGCCGCTGCTGCCCTTGAGGCTCTCCGCTATCTCGCGCTTCTCGGCGAGCGTGAGGTCGGCGTCGGTTTCCAGATAGCCGCCGAAGTGGCTGCCGTTGTTCAGGACGGCCGCGTAGTACTCCTCGATGTCGATGGAGAGACCCAGCGAATGGCTGGCGATCTCCATGATGGAGCAGCCCTCGAAGCCGTTCTTGCTGACCGCGGCCTTGAAGACCAATATCTCGTGGCTCAGATAGGTGCCGCGCTCGGTGAAGTCGTCGCCGTCGACGCGGAACACCGGCACGGTGCCGTCATGGAGCTGCTCGACGTGGCAGTTGAGCTGCCACAGCGCGACGGGGTTGCCGCCGCGCCACTCCACGCGCACGTATGCGGTGCCGTAGGTGTCCTTGCGGAACAGCAGCCAGCGGATGCCCTGCATGGCCGTGGTAAAGGGATTCCATTTACGGGTGAGCAGGGTGCCGAGCGGGTGGTAGACCTCCTCGCGGACGCCGTCGCGCTTGCGGTACACGGCGACGGGCAGCGACGCGATCGGGCGCATCTTCGCCAGCTCGCAGGAGATGTACGCCTCGGAGGTCATGGCCGCCAGCGCGTCGACCTTGCGGCGCGTCCAGCGTCCGATGGTGTTGTCAATCAGGGATAGCACGCGCCTGGTGCGCCCGATGCGCTCTAGGCGGTTGCGGAATCGCGAGAGAATCGACACTTGATGCCCCTTCTCGTCGGGTTTCGTGGAAGGGCTGCAGACACACGTCTCCAGCTTCATCTCCACCCTACGGGGGGTGTCACAAATCGAACGAGAAGACCCCTCCCTCGTATGTCGGCGGGCGGTCGACCATCTCCCACACGTACATCGCCATGGCCCCGGCGATGGCGGCGTCGATGTAGCGCTTGGAGCGCCCCGAGCCCGTCGAGGTGAAGCGGAAGCCGTACGCCTTGCGCTCGTCCTCGATGACGTTGGAGGCGTGGATCGCCAGCGTCGGCGCGTCCGCGAAGCATGCGTTGCCGCGGTGGACGCTCTCGGCGAATATCTGCGAGGCGGGGCACATGACCTTGTCGTTCTGGGCGAGGCCGAAAGTGCGCACCCCCCTCTCGCGCTCCAGGAGCTGCACCATCAGCGTCAATCGGGCGGGGTCGACGGCTATGAGCGGACGGTGGCGGTACAGCTCGGCGAGCACGTCCATGATCTCGGGCAGCGGGTAGTAGCCGCTCTCGTCGGGCTCGTCCCAGCACCACTCGCGGAAGGCGTCGCGCCCGTCGGGCGTCTTCTGGTACGCCACGATGGCGAACGTGTCGCGCGATACCGCGCCGTCCACGCCGACCGTGAACCGCTCGTCGAAATTGAAAGGCGCGGAGTTGCGGGCTGCCCTGTCTATCTCGGCCTGCCGGAAGCACGAGCGCGAGGTCTTGGCCATCGGGAAGCGGTTGGCGGTGTAGCGCTCGAAGCTGCGCTTGGAGGTGGCGGAGTTTCGCTGATCCTCGATGCTCTCCCACGTCACCCATGAGGCCACGAGCAGCTTCTCCCACGCCTGCGGGTCCTCGATGTCGTCGCGGTCATCGAGCCCGAGCCAGTAGACGTACATGCCCGCGTCCTCGCCGCAGCTCTCGAGGGTGTTCCACAGGAAGCCGTCGCGGGAGTCGCCCGCGGTGGTGATGCCGATGGCCAGCGGGTTGTGGAGCACCTTCTGTCCCTTGATGCCGGCATTCCAGACCCCGTCGTCCTTGTAAACGTGCAGCTCATCGAAAACAAGGACGTTAAAATGCCAGGACTCCAGCGCGCTCGCCTTGTTCGGGAGCACCATGATCTTCGCGCCCGTCTCGCGGTGCTGGATGACGGATTTCTGCACCTCCCATTGCTTGGCGAGGTCGGCGTCCATGCGGATCATGGTCGTTATCTTCTCGAAGATGTTGCGCACCTGGTCGAGCGACGACGCGACCACGCCGTACTGCCCGTTGTGTATGACCTCCATCGTGGCGATCGTGAGCACGATGGCGGCCGCGAGCTCCGTCTTGCCGTAGCCGCTGGGCAGCCCGATGATGGCGCGCTTGAAGCGGCGCTCGAAGCGGCCGTCGACCATCTCGCCGCTTGCGAAGATGGGCTTCCAGATGTTCTCGCGCTGCCACGGCTCCAGAACGAACGGCAGCGCGTAGTATCGGTCGTTGCTGACGTGATGGCACTTGTTGAGCAGGCAGCGCTCGTATGCCTTGGCGATGCGCAAGCCCTCGGGGGTGTACTCGACGGGGGTCTCTATCATTCGACGACCTCCGCCTCCGCGTATGCCGCCTCGAGCTCGGGGTAGGCGCTCTCCATGTCCATGAACATCTGCGCCGTCTCCGCCGCCGTCTTCACGGCCGTGGTCTGGAAGAGCCCGATGCGGCTGCGAGCCAGCGGGCTCAATCCGAGATGGTCGGATAGCTGGCGTATCTCGGCGGATGCCTCCTTCATCACGGAGAGAGCGGGGTGCTTCTTGCCATCGCCGTCGAAGATGAAGATGTTGCCGGGGTTGTCAGCGTCGATTATTGCCGCCTGGGCGCTCTCGAAGACGGCATGCCACATGACGAGCTCGCGGAGCTGCGGCATGTCCTGCTCGGAGAAGGAGTTGACCTCGGGCACGATCCACTCCCAGATGACGCGGCGCAGCGGGTCGGCTGCGATGTCCTCGGGGATGCCGAGCCCGTGGGCCGCGCCCTGGGCTTCGCGCACCATGAGCTGGTCGGTGAGCCCGCGCCTGATGGCGTCGGATTGCGGCTTGCGGCCCCTCATAGCCCGATGCCCTCCAGCTCGTCCTCGATGTGCTGCGCGAGGTCGCGGTAGACGCGGCAGCGCGGAGCGGGCGCGAGCCTGGACGCGCGGCTCAGGTCGGCAGCGGTGTCATGCGCCTGCCTGACCGCCTCGCGCTCGACCTGCTCGCGGCTCACGATCGGCGGGATGCCCGCCTTCTCGAGCCGATGGCTGGCCATCCTGCACTTGCCGGAGCAGAAGCGGGCCGTGGAGCGCGTGGCCTCGAACTCGCTGCCGCATATCTCGCAAACTTTCCTCATGGCGGCAGTTTGCCCGTAGTGTCACAAACTGTGACGCTAAGCCCGACCCGCCCTCCACCCGCCCAATTTCGTGAATTCAGGAAGAAGCG